CCTTTTTTGTCGCCCTGATACACCACGACACACAGGAAGGAAGGTGAAGAATCGTGGCACGACTGACGAAGAAGAACGAAGTCTTCTGTGAAGAATATCTGATCGACCTGAACGCGACCCAGGCCGCGATCCGCGCCGGATATTCCGTGGAATCTGCGGGGAGTATCGGAAGTGAATTGCTGAAAAAACCTGAAATCCGCGCGCGCATAGACCGCGCTATGGCCGAAAGGTCGAAGCGAACCGGGATCAACGCCGACCGGGTCCTGTTGGAACTGGGGAAAATCGCCTTCGTGAACGCGATCGACGTGATCAACATGACCGACGCGACAGTCCTGACTGACGCTTCTCGCGACGACACGGCCGCGATCGCTTCCGTGAAGGTGAAAGTGATCCCCGGAGAAGACGGCGACGGCGTGGAACGGGAAGTCCGCCTGGCGGACAAGTTGAAGGCCCTGGAACTGTGCGGAAAGCACCTGGGAATGTTCAAGGACAGCCCGGACAGCACCGCCCCCGTGACGGTGGTGATCAATTATGACTACGGCCCAGACAGTTGAGTTCAGGGCGTCGGCCCAGTTTAACCCGGTCTTCCGCCCTGTCAACGAATGGCGCGGCCGCTACCGCATTTTGAAGGGGTCCGCCGGTTCCGGGAAGTCTGTGAATATCGCCCAGGACTACATAGCGAAACTGTCCGATCCGGCATACCAGGGCGCGAACCTGGTCGTCGTCCGGAAGATTGAAGAAACGAACCGCGACAGCACCTTCGCAGAGTTGCAGGCGGCGATCTATCGAATGTTCGGCCCTTACGCCGACCGCTTCTGGAAGGTCAACCTGAATCCCCTTGCCCTGGAATGTAAGATCACCGGGAACCGGATTATCTTCCGGGGCGTCAAGGACCAGCGCCAGCGTGAGAAGATCAAGTCCATCACATTCAAGAACGGGAAACTGGTCTGGATATGGTGCGAGGAAGCGACGGAACTTCTTCCGGAAGACGTCGACATTCTGGACGACCGTCTTCGTGGCAACCTGGACGACCTGAACCCGAATCTGTATTATCAGATCACAATGACCTTCAACCCGGTCAGCGCGACGCACTGGATCAAGGCCCGCTACTTCGATAAGTCCGATCCGGACGTTCTGACCCACCATTCGACATACAGGACAAACCGGTTCATAGACCCGGCCTATTCCCGCCGCATGGAGCGACGTAAGGAAGAAGACCCGGACGGCTACCGCGTGTACGGCCTGGGAGAATGGGGCGAACTGGGCGGCCTGATCCTGACGAACTTTGAAGTCCACAACTTCCCTACCGGGCGCGACTACTTCGACGGCTTTTATTACGGACAGGACTTCGGCTTCAACCATGCCGACGCGATCCTGGGTGTCGGCTGGAAGGACGGCGAAATCTACGTCACTTCGGAAATATACGTCTTCGAGAAGGACACCGAAGAAATTATCAGCCTGGCCCGTCAGGCAAAGATTGACCCGCGCGTTGAAATGTTCTGCGATTCTGCGGAGCCAGACCGGATCAGGACATGGCAGAAGGCCGGCTTCCGCGCCTATCCCGTGAAAAAGGAGCCTGGAAGCGTGAAGGCCCAGATCGACTTCCTGAAAGGCCGAAAGATACACATACACCCTTCCTGTGTGAATGTTCTGAAAGAAGTTCAACAGTGGAAGTGGAAAAAGGACCCGACCACGGGCCTTTATATCGACGAACCTGTCGAGTTCATGGACGACGCTATGGCGGCCCTTCGCTATGGCGTGGAGCGTCCGCGACGCGGTTCGTCTATCGAAGTTTTGAAGTGAGGTGGAGGAAATGGAACTGTCTGTCATGGACCGGATCAACCTGATCCTGTCCGACCCTGAAAAAGCGACTATGACCCTGGCCCAGATCGTCAGTGAGGAAATCCGGGAGTTCAAGAAGTCCGAACAATATCAAATCATACTGGAAGCCGAATCGTATTACAGGAACAGGTCTTCCGTTCAGAAGAAGACGGTCGACGTTGTCAACCGATCGAACGCGAAGATCGAACGGCCTATCCTGAAAAAACTGGTGGACCAGAAGGCGAACTACCTTCTGTCGAAGCCCTGGACCGTGGACACCGAAAACGGAGAATATGGCGAAGCCCTGAACAAAGTCTTCGACCAGACCTTCCGCCGGAAGATCAAGAGCCTGGGGAAAGGCGCGGTCAAGTCCGGGATCGCCTGGATTCAGCCCTACTTCGACGACGCCGGCGAACTGGCCTTCATGCGTGTACCGTCGACCGAAGTCGTTCCCCTGTGGCGCGACTCCGAACGAACGAAACTGGACGCCTTCATTCGCTTCTATGACCAGATCATTTATGTCGGGACCAGGAAGCACACGATCACACACGCCGAATTTTGGTGGACCGGCGGCGTTCGCTACTTCAAGACGGACGCCTTCGGCGGGACCGGGGCCGGCGACTTCTACGTCGACAAGGAACACGGGACCGAGGAAAACGACTGGACTGAACCACACTTCACCGTCGCCGGGAAGCCCTACAACTGGGAAGAAGTTCCGATCGCCTGGTTGAAGTACAACGAAGAAGAACTTCCCCTGTGCTACTTCATAAAGGACCTGATCGACGACATCAACTGGCAAAACAGCGTGACGGCCGACGTCCTTCGTGACGTGGCGAAGTTCATTTATATCCTGAAAAACTACGGCGGAACCGATCTGGCGGAGTTCTTGAAGGACTTGAAGGAACACATGGCGATCAAGGTCACTTCCGACGGCGGCGTGGATAAGTTACAGGCAGACCTGAACATTGACGCTGTCATGGCCTTCCTGGACAATGAGCGCCGGGACATTTACGACTTCGCGGCCGGCGTGGACACGAAGGACCCAGAACTGGGGAACGCCAGCGGATCGGCGATCAACTTCCGATATATGGACCTGGACGCCGACTGTGATTCCCTGGGAACCGAGCTGAAAGACACCTTCCACCGCCTGAAACTGTTCATTGACGTCTACTTCCAGATCACCGGCCAGGGCGACTTCACGAACGAGGACTTCGACATAGTCTTCAACATGGACCTTCCGGTCAATGAAACGGACATCATCAACAACGCCCGAACCAGTGACGGCCTGATCTCCAAACGGACGATCCTTCAAAATCACCCCTGGGTGACGGACGTCGACGAAGAACTGGCCCAACTGGATAGCGAAAAGAAGGCCGCTATGGCGGAGTTCGGGGAAGGTCTGTTCGACGACACCCTGGGAGCCGGAAACGTCCCACAGACGGCCCAGAAGGGCGAGGAAGGGGCCGCTGGAAAGGCTGGTGGCCTGAATGATACGGAATAAGGAATACTGGATCGCCCGCGCCCTTCAACGTGAGAACGAAGCCTATCTTCGCGGCGTCGGGCTAACGGCGAAAATGTTCCAGGAATACGACCGGGCCGCGAAAGCGATCCGGCGCGACATAGGCGACTTCTATTTGAAGTACGCCGGGAAGTATGGCCTGACATACGATCAGGCCGTCCGCCTTCTGACCAGGAAGGAGTTCCAGGAATGGAAGGCGACCCTGGGCGAATATATCACCAGGATCGCGGCGGAGCCTGACCCCCGCGTCAAGGCCCTTCTGACGGCCCAACTGGACGCCCTGTCCACGAACAGCCGTATTTCCCGCCTGGAAGCCCTTCTGGGACAAATCGACCTGAAACTTAATGAACTGTGGGAAACCGGCGTGTCCCAGATGAAGGCGGAGTTCGGCGAAACCTTCCGGGAAGGCTACTACAAGAAGGTCTATGACATTCAGTCCCGCGCCGGCTTTATCCATGAGTTCGCCAAACTGGACGAAAGCGTCGTTGAAAACGTTCTGTCCTATCCCTGGTCCGGGGCTATGTTCTCCGATCGCCTGTGGAGGAACAAACAGGCGCTTCTGTTCCATGTCCGGGAAACCATCACGCAAGGCGTCATGCAAGGAAAGAGCGTGGCGACCATGTCGAAGGAACTGTCCGCTAAAATGGGCCAGTCCTACAAGGCCGCCGAACGGCTGATCCGGACCGAAACAACGCATTTCCACAGCGAAGCGGACAAGGCGGCCTATAATGCCGCCGGCGTGGATCAGTACGAATATATCGCCACCCATGACGCGCTGACCTGTGAAACGTGCGCGGCCCTGGACGGGAAACACTTCAAGTTGAAGGACGCCCAGGCCGGCGTGAACTACCCACCTATGCACCCGAACGACCGTTGTACCACAGTCGAATATGACCCGGACGACGCCCTGGACTGGTACAATTCCGGCCAGCCTATGCCGGAAAATATGACATACGAAGACTGGTACAGACAGCAAGTCGACGCCCACGGCCCCGGCTATGTTGAAAAGGAGCGCCAGAAGTCGTATAATCAGGGCAAGGACGCGGAGCAGTTCGGCCGGTATTCCGAACGCCTGGGCGCTGACGCACCGGCCGACCTTGACGCCTTCCAGGAAATGAAATACACAGACCCGGACGCCTGGTCCGATCTGAAATCCTTCTATTCCTACAAGGGGCGCGTCCCGGAAGCCACCAGGGCGGACTTCGATCTGTATAAGAAAATCAAGGGAACCGGCATTTTCGGAACAATCAGAGTTCCGCCGGAGCCTATCGACGCGGCGTCGCTGTGGCTGAACGCCGGCCACGTCGCGGATCACGGCCACAGTGCAACCGAAGCGGAAGCGCGATCGTTCATCGAAAACGCTATCTTCTCCCTGAAACGGAAGCACTGGACCGGCGCAGTCTTTACGAACTATTATTCCACAGAAGGCGCGGCCTATGTGCTGAACGCCGACAATGAAATCAGAACGGCCTTCAAGCGGGACCAATTCAAGGGAGCCGTGAAGGACGTAATGGAGGTGATCGAGAATGGAAAATAAGAAGTGCTACTGTCCTATCGTGGACAGGGAAATCGACGCTATGGACTGTTTCGACGCCGCCCTGGTCTTCGAAGAAATGTCCCCCCTGTCCGAACTTCCTGACTACATGAAGTTCACTGACAGGAACCAGGAAACCTGTTTGAAGTGCCAGTACCACCCACAATAAAGGAACGTCGCCACAAGGCGGCGTTTTTTTATGCCTGTTGATCAAGGCGTTCCCCTTCGCGGGGAGCGCCTTTTTCATACCCAAAACAGCCGCACCCGCCCGGCGACCAGGCGGGACCGCAAAGCGTGTGGAAGTCACGGTAAAGACAGCGGAGAAAGGAGCAAACCATGATCACAGAGAGCGTCAAAACCATTCTGGGGGCTGACCTGTCGAACCAGGTCGAAGCGGCCTTGAAGGGCAAGGGCAAGGACGGAAAGGACGTGGACCTGGTCGTCGGAAACGACGGTTCCTTCGTCCCGGCCGAGAAGTTCAACGGCGCGAACAGCGGCAAGACCAGCGCGGAAAACGCCCTGAAAGCCGCCGCCGAAGCCTTGAAGGCGATCGGAGGGTCCGGCGATCCCGCGAAGATCGCGGAAGACGTCAAGACCGCCCAGACCACGATCGACACCCTTCGGACCGACCACCAGAAGGAAATCGCCAGAATCCAGAAGAACACGGCCCTTCGCCTGGCCCTGGCCGACAAGGTCCACGATCCGGCCGACATCATTTCCCTTCTGGACCTGGACAAGATCGACGTCGACGACGCCGGCGGCCTGAAAACAGACCTGGAAGGTCTTCTGAAACCCTTGAAGGAATCGAAGCCCTACCTGTTCAAGACCCAGGAGCCGTCGAAGGAACCCGACATCAAGGGCGCGAAGCCCGCTGACCCTGGCGCACGTCAGGAGCCGGCCGCAAAGGTCGACGGTCCTGTCGTGATCTAACCCACCAACCCACCAACAAACGAAAGGAATGATTTTATTATGGCAAGAACCAAAGCGATCAGCCTGATCCAGAACGGGGCGACGAAGGTCGAACTGGCCGAACTGTCCGGTCTGGTGATCCAGAACATTCAGAAGGACACCCTGGCGTCCGGTCTGAAATCCCAGTCCTACACCGGCAACCCCGCCAGCGGGTCCGTCGAGTATCGCCGCTTCAAGAACAGCGTGTCCCAGGACTACGGGACCGCCAGAGCCGCCGGCAAGGGAACCGCGCTGACCGTTCCCCCGACCACCGTGAACCTGAACACCCACAAGGAGATCGTGGAGGAAGCCGCGAAGTTCGACCTGGACACCTTCGGCGTCGGAAACATCATGGCCCGGCGCGCTGACAACCACGTCGACACCGTGGCGGCAGAGTTCGACACGGCCTTCTTCCAGGCGGCCTTCGGCGAAGGGACCGCCTTCACCGCCCCCGCCAGCGCGACCGATCCTGGGAAGATCGTCGAAGCCCTGATCCAGACCCTGGAAACCGTGAAGAACGACTATGTCAGGGGCGTTCCCCGCAACATCATGCGCCTGGTCCTGTCCCCCGCCTTCTATGGCGATATGCGCGACTATCTGGACAAGACCGTCCACAACGCGAACGTGGACACCGCCGCCGAAGACTTCACCACCTTCCACGGCGTCCGCGTCTATTCCAGCGTCTTCCTTCCCGCAAACGCGAAGGCGGTCATTATGATCGACGGCGCGATCGCACAGCCGGCGGTCATTTACCCCTACAAGGACCCGGAGAAGATCCCCCTGTCCAACGACTACGGCGTGTCCATGTTCTACGACTTCGGAACGAAGGTCCTGACCCCTGACCTGGTCTTCACCTATTCCGACAACGCATAAAGGAGGAACCGACATGAAGTTCAAGAATAAGCAGACCGGCGCGATCCTGGAGCCGAAGAACGACATGGTCCTGGAACAGCTTCGCAAGAGCGAAGACTATACCCCCTACGACGGCAAGGACGCCGGCCAGGGCGGACAGAAGCCCCTGTCCAAGATGAACAAGGACGAACTTCTGGCGGCCGCCCAGGCGGCCGGGATCGACGTCCCTGACGGCGCCACGAAGGACGCTATCATCGAACTGATCCAGGCGAACAGCGGCAACCAGTAAAACGGGGCCGCCGGAAAGGTGGTGGAAACGTGCTTGATCAGATTCTTTCTTCCCTGGACGGCCTGACCGACCTTGAACGCGCGGAAGTCCTTCGTGTCCTTATGTCGAAGGACGACCGTCTGGCGAAGGTCAAGGCCCTTCTGGGGATCACCGGGACGGACAAGGACGACCTGATCGCCTTCGTGATCGAAACGGTCGAAGACCTGGTCCTGTCCTACATCAACCAGGACACGCTTCCGGCCCCGCTGGAAAAGCCCCTGATCGTCATGTGTGTCAGCTACTACAAGGCCGCCGGCCTGGGGACCACCCAGGCGGCCGCCGGTCCGGTCGCGTCTGTGAAGCGCGGGGACGTCCAGACGTCCTTCGCGAACGCTTCCGGCGCTTCCGGATCGGCGTCGACCTTTAACCTGGGCGCGGACGGAAGCGACTTCTTCGGCTGGCGGACCGTCCTGAACGAATACCGAAAATTAAGGTGGTGATCTGTATGTTCGGAAACCCTGGCGCAGAGCGCGCCGCGATCGAACTGACCTATGAAGACACCGCCACGATCACCAGAACGACCCAACAGACGGGGGCGAACAAGATCACGAAGTCCGTCCCCGGCGTGATTTACAGTGAAATCATTTGCGCGCTGTCGTATTCAGGAAGCGACAAGAGCGAACAGACGAAGGCACAGAACGAAGTCGACTATGACGCCGTAATCTTCGCCGCGCCTGACCTTCTGGTCCTTCCTGGCGACAGTGTGACCTTGAAACGGTTCGGGCGCGACAACCCTTCCAGTCAGATTCTTCTGTCCTTCCAGGTCGTCGGCCGTCCTTCCCTGTATGCAACACACCAGGAAATCAAGGTGAAGGAAGGTGATCTGGCGTGACGTTGAATCAATTTCTGGAAGCGGTCGCCGCGAAGCTGACCGGAATCTGGCCGGACCGGAAGGTCCATGTCGACGAAATACCGAAGGATTCCGACGGCCAGTTCTTCGTCGGGATCATTGAATCGTCCCAGGAAAAGCACCTGGACCGGCGCCGGAAACGGTCGATCCAGTTTGAAGTCCTGTACTTCCTTCGATCGAAGGACACGATGGACTTCAACGCCTGGGCCGAAGAAATGTATGACAACTTTGAAGAACTGACGGTCCAGGAAGCCCCCGGCAAAACAAGGACGATCCGTCTGACCGGCCAGAAGGCCAGGCCGGACGGGAACAGCCGCGTCTTCCAGTTCCTTTTCGACGCGGACTTCTTCTTCGTCCTGACACCGCCGGAAATCCCGTTCATGGAAGACCTGGAACATACGGAGGTTATGAAGTAATGGCGAAAACGACCAAAAAGGCCGCCGGCACAGACCAGGCGCCGGCCCCGGCCTTCACAAAGGATCAACTGGTCAAAAGTAAAACCCTGGGCCTTCCCGTGGACGCCGTCATGGCCGTCCTGGAAGACGGGAAGACCTACACGAAGGATCAGGCCGTCGGCCTGGTCAACGATTTTCTGGAAAGGAAGGTGTGAGTTATGCCTATCGGTGGCGGAACTTTTACCGTTCAAAACAAGATTCTTCCCGGCGCATACATCAACTTTGTGAGCCTGGGAAGCGTCGTGAAAATGGGGACGCGCGGGATCGCGGCCCTTCCCCTGGAACTGAACTGGGGGCCTGAAAACAAGGTCTTTTCCATGTATGCGGAAGACTTCAACAAAAGCGCCCTGAACGTGTTCGGCTATGACCCGACGGACCCCGCCGTCCTTCTGGTCCGCGAAGCCCTGAAACGCGCCAGGGCCGTTCTGATCTACCGTGTCAATTCCGGCGGCGACAAGGCCACGGCCACGGTCGGCGGAATGACCGTCACGGCCGCCTGGGGCGGAACGCGCGGAAACGACGTCGCTGTCGCCGTCCTGGCGAACGCTGACGACGCGACGAAGGTCGACGTCGTGACCTACCTTGACGGAATGGTCGTGGACACCCAGACCGTCGTCAAGGCCGAAGGGTCGGCCGGTCTGAAAGCGAATGACTTCGTGACCTTCGGGTCCGCTTCCGCCCTGGAAGTGGCCGTCGCGACGAAGCTGACCGGCGGCACGAACGGAACCGTCAACGGCGCCGCCCACACGGCCGCCCTGAACGGCTTCGAGGTCGAAACTTTCAGCGTGATCGGCTATCCCGGAACCGACAACACGATCAAGGTCCTGTATGCGGCCTTCGTGAAGCGCCTTCGTGACGACGAAGGGAAGAAGATCGTCGGCGTCCTGTACCAGTACGCCGGGGACAACATCGGCCTGATCAACGTCAAGAACGGCGTCGTCCTGTCCGACGGGACCACCGTGACCGGCGACAAGGCGGTCGCCTGGGTGGCCGGCGCTTCCGCTGGGGCGGAGATCAACGAAAGCCTGACGAATGACACCTACGACGACGCCGTGGACGTGGACATCAAATATACGAAGTCCCAGTTTGAAGCGGCGATCCAGGCCGGCGAGTTCGTCTTCTATGCGGACAACGGCGCGGCCCGTGTCCTGACCGACATCAACAGCCTGACCACCTTCGGGGGCGGCGTCACGGAAGACTGGACGTCGAACCGCGTGATCCGCGTCCTGGACGGCTGGGCGAACGACGTCGCCCGTATCTTCGGCGATTCCTACATCGGCCGCGTGACCAACAGCGACACCGGCCGTCAGCTTTTCAAGGCCGACCTTGTGTCCCTGGCCTTGCAGTATCAGGGGATCGACGCGATCAGCGACTTCAAGTCCGAAGACATCATCATTCAGCAGGGCAACGGGAAACGCGACGTCGCCGTCGATTCCGCCCTGAAACCGAACGACAGTATGGAAAAGCTGTATATGACGACTGTCGTCAACTAACGGAAGGAGTGAACCAGAATGAGAACCCTGAACGCGCCGGACACCATTTCCGGCAAGGAAGGCCGCGCCTATGCGAAGATCAACGGGAACAACGAAGACCTTTTCATGGCGAAGAACGTCGAATCCACCGTCGAGAAGGCGAAGTCCGAAGTCAAGGCGATCGGAAAGCGCATGACCGGCCACAAGACCACCGGGGGCAACGGAACCGGGTCCATGACCCTTTACTACCTGACGCCCCTGTTCCGCGATATGATCAAACAGTGGAAGGAAACCGGCGTCGACATCTACTTCGACATGGTCGTCGAGAACGACGACCCCGAATCTTCCGCCGGGAAACAGTCGGTCCTTCTGATCGGGTGTAACCTGGATTCCACGATCCTGGCGAAGCTGGACGGCGACAGCGACGACCCCCTGGACGAAGACGTCGACTTCACCTTTGAGGACTTCGACATCTTGACCCCCTTCACCAAGTTCTAAACAGAAAGCGAGGAAACCAAAATGGGAAAACTGCAAGATTTTTTTATGGAACAGGACGTCGCGGCCCAGGCCCAGGTCGAAGTCACGATCGCGCCCTTTCCCTTCCCCTTCGTGGTGAAGTCTATCACCGAAGCGGAGAATAAGGCAATCCGGAAGACCTGTCAGAAGATCAGCTTCGACAAGAAGACCCGCCAGAAGCAGATCGAAACCGACACCGACCTTTACAACAGCCGCCTTGTGGTGGCCTGTTGCGCCGAACCCAACTTCAAGGACGCCGCCCTTCAGGAGAAATACGGCGTCCGTGGAGCCGAAGACCTGATCGACCGCCTTTTGAAGCCCGGCCAGTACACCGACCTTCTGATCGCGGTCCAGGAGATCAACGGCTTCGCCGACGACGTGAACGATCTGAGGGACGAAGCAAAAAACTAATCACGGGGGGCGGAAATGACGCGGACGCCGACGGCGAATCGGTCTACGCCCATTACGCCCTCCATCGGCTGAAAATCCTTCCGGGACAACTTCTGGCCCTTCCCAGACGGGAAAGGGCCTTCATTTATGCTTCCATTGACCTTCAAATAGAGAAGGAGAAAAAGGAAGCGAAGAAGGCCGGCCGCCGGAAGGGTAAGAAAGGCAGGTGATAACGTGGCCGGAGTAAATACACAATTCACGATCCAGGACCGCATGACGTCCCGCCTGAACACCATGATCAACGCTTCGGAGCGCCTGAACCGGTCCCTGGACGCCACGGACGCCCTGACCGAAACCGTCGATCCGGGGGCGCCCTTTGAGAGAAGCGCGGCCCCGATCGCGGCGGCCGGCCGTCAGGTCGACAACTTCAACGAACGCCAGGAACGCGCCGAACAGGGCGCGAACCGGGTGAAAAGTGTCTGGTCCAAAATGGGCGGCCTGATCCGAACCGCTATGGCGGCGTTCAGCGCGAAGAAGATCGTGGAACTTGCGGACAGCATGACCACCACCCGCGCCCGTCTGGACCTGATGAACGACGGCCTTCAAACGACGGCCGAACTTCAAGATATGATCATGGCGTCCGCGAACCGGTCGCGCGCTTCCTACCAGGCCACGGCCGACGCCGTTTCCAAAATGGGAATTATGGCGAAGGACGCCTTCAACAGCAACGAAGAACTGATCGCCTTTTCCGAATTGATCAACAAACAGTTCACGATCGCCGGCACGTCGGCCGCCGGAATCGACGCGGCCATGTTGCAACTGACACAGGCCATGTCGTCCGGCGTCCTTCGTGGTGAGGAATTGAACAGCGTCTTTGAACAGGCGCCGACCATTATCCAGACGATCGCCGACTACCTGGGGGTCCCTATCGGGAAAATCCGTGAAATGGCCGCCGAAGGCCAGATCACGTCGACGATCGTGAAAAATGCCATGCTGGCGTCGGCGGACGAAATCAACGCGAAGTTTGAACAAATGCCCATGACCTTTTCCCAGGTCTGGACGATCGCGAAGAACGTGATTCTGGAAGCCTTCACCCCTGTCCTGACCATGATCGGCCAGGGCGCACAGTGGATTTACGACAACTGGTCCACGATCGCCCCGATCTTCTGGGGCCTGGCGGCCGCTGTCCTGGGCTATGCCCTGGCCCTGGGAATCCAGACGGCCGCGACATGGATCGCGACCGGCGCCGCCCAGGCGTTCTTCACGACGCTTCTGACGAACCCCCTGTTCTGGATCGCCCTGGCGATCGGCGTCGTCGTGGCCGCTATTTACAAATGGGTCCAGTCCGTCGGCGGGATTAAAGTCGCCTGGCTGATTGCCTGTAACGCGATCCTGACGGCCTGGTCCTGGGTGAAAACCGGTTTTATGACTGGTGTTTACTGGGTGATGAACCTATTCAACCGGTTACAACTGACTTTCGCCACGGTCAGCATGAATATTCAGAACTTTTGTGGCGACATGAAGGCCGGCGTCCTGATGATCCTGCAAAACATGGTCAACGGGGCAATCGACATTATAAACGGCTTCATTGGCGCCCTGAACAAAATCCCCGGCGTGAACATCGGCCTGATCGAACAGGTCACTTTCGGGACTACGGCACAGCTTGAAAACGAAGCCGCAAAACAGGCCAGAGCCGCCGACCTTGCGGCCTATCAGGAACAGATCAATCAGCAGATCGCAGACCGGGACGCGGCCCTGGATTCCATGAAGGCCCAGGCGCGCGCGGAAACGGCACAGCGGGAAGCAGAGATCGCCGCCGCCAGGGCCGAATCGGCCGCCGCCGGGAGCCAAAGCACCGAACCGGACTGGGCGGCCTATGCTACCGGCGCCCCCGGCGACATTGGAAACGTGGACCACGTCGGTTCCGTCGGTTCCGTGGACGAAGACGTCAACATAGCCGAAGAAGACTTGAAGTTCCTTCGGGACGTCGCCGAAATGCGCTATGTCCAGAACTTCGTGACCCTGACCCCGACCGTGGCCGTGGACGCGAAGATCAGTGAGAAGGTGGACGTCGACGAAGTCGTCGGCCGGATCGAAGCGAAACTTGAAGATGAATTTGCCGCGGCCGCCGAGGGGGTGTACGCATGACGAACTATGGAATGGCCTTGATCATAGAGGGACGGGAAGTCAGTCTTCCCGTCCTTCCCGCTAAATTGAAGGTAACGTCGCCCGGCAAGAACGAAACAACGACCGTTCTTGAACTGGGCGAAATCCTTCGCCTTCGGAAGAAGGGACTTCGGACTGTGGCCTGGGACTGTTTCTTCCCGGTCCATGACGCCCCCTATGTGACGGGGCAGATCAGGGACCCGGTCGAGATCGTCCAGGCCATTCAGGCCGCGCGGGACACCCTGACACCGATCCGCCTTCTGATCACAGGAACGGACCTGGACATCAACGTCCGAATGGGGATCGAAACCTTCGACTATGAAGAACGGTCCGGCGAACTGGGCGACCTTTACTATTCGATCAAGCTGTCGGAATGGAAGGACTATTCCCCCCGGAAGATCGTCCTTCCGCCGGAGCCGAAGAAGCCGGCAAAGGCGAAGGAACCTGAACGGACCGGGAAGCCGAAGGCCGCCGCGAAGAAGACCTACACTGTGAAGCCTGGGGACTGTCTGTGGAATATCGCGAAGAAGTTCTATGGCAAGGGAAGCGACTACACAAAAATCTATAACGCGAATAAGGGGACGATCGGGTCGAACCCGAATCTGATCTACGCGGGACAGGTTTTGACGATCCCATGAGCATTTCTATTTTGTACCAGAACAACGAAAGCGGCGCCGCCTTCGACGTGACCACGTTGACGTCCGCCGCGAAGTGGTCGACGAAACGGTCCGGTTCCCCCGCTTCCCTGGAACTGACCGTCGTCGCCGACGATTCCGTGGTATGGACCCACGGCGGGATCGTCGCCCTGAAAAATGGGTCCACCGGCCTTTTCTATGGCTACGTCGTGAAGATCAGCTATGACGAAAAGGACCAGGTCAAGGTCACGGCCTACGACCAGACCTGGCATTTGAAGAAGAACAAGGAAACCTATGTTTTCAACGGCAAGCGCGCCGACCAGATTCTAACCCAGATCGCCGCCGACTTCGGTCTGAAATGCGGCGCCCTGGAAAATACCGGCTACGCGATCCCGTCCATGATCGAGGACGGCCAGACCCTTTTCGACATCGTATTGAAGGCCCTTGACCACACCCTGATCAACACAGGGAAAATGTTCGTTCTGTGGGACGACTTCGGGTCCCTTCGGATCACCGACGTCGCAAAGTCGAAGCTGGACCTGTTCGTCGGCGATTCCAGCCTGGCGACGGGCTACACCTACGAATCGGACATCGACGCCGAAGCCTACAACAAAATCAAACTGGTGAAGGACAACAAGTCCACCGGGAAACGGGACGTCTACATCTTCCAGGATTCAAAGAATATGAAGCTGTGGGGCGTCCTTCAAGACTATGAAGTCGTCGACGAAAGCATGAACGAAGCCCAGATCAAGGAACGCGGCGGTCAAATGCTGGCCCTTTATAACCGGCCGAAGAAGTCGTTTGAAGTGAAGGCGATCATGGACCTGTCGGTCCGCGCCGGCCGCGCCCTGTATATCGGGATCAAGAAAATCGGCGTCAGCGCCTTCTTCATCGTCGAGGAATCCAGCGTTGATTTGTTGAAGGAAACTATGACCCTAAAGTTAAAGGTGGTGTGATATGAGCCTATTGGACACTATGAAACAGGTCGCCGGGCAGACGCAGAACGCGAACGCCCCGGCGGCCTTTATGTTTGGCACAGTGACGAAGAAGTCGCCGCTGACGATCCGCGTCGACAACCGGTTCGACATTTCCGGGGACGCGATCGTCCTGATGAAAGAGTTCAAGGCCGGCGCCTATCCGACCCACACCCACACGATCGACCCCCATGACCACGTCGTCCCTTCCCATTCGACCCAGGCCGCCGGCGAAGGGCCGCACACCCACGGCGTCAGCGCGTTCAATACGCAGACGACCGGCCTGACGACGAACCCGGAAGTTTACTTCGGTTTGGCAGAGGGCGACCGGGTGGTCCTTCTTCGGAATCAGGGCGGACAGTCGTTCCTTGTGCTGGGAAGGGTGTGATCTTATGGCCTTGATACCGACACAGGACACGGTCACGATCGGCCAGGACGTCGAGATCGTCCAGCCGGCCGACCAGACCACAAGAACCTACAAACTGGACATCGAAGCCGGCCGCGTGGCCGGCTTTGTTGACGAAACGGAAGCCATGAAACAGGCGATCCTGAAAATCCTTCTGACGGAGCGGTTCGACTACCTGATCTATTCCTGGAACTATGGAATCGAACTGAACGACATCGTCGGGAAAAGTTTTCAAGTGCTATCAAGTGAAATCAAACGTTTGATCCGCGAAGCCCTTCTGGCGGACAGCCGGATCACGGACGTCACCGACTTCACCGTGGAGCAGATCGACAAAAGGACCGTTCACGTCAGCTTCACCGCCGAAACGATCTTCGGCGAAATCCCTGTTGAAAGGACGGTGACAACTGGTGTTTGAAAATATGACCTTTGAAAACATTATGGACCGCTGTCTGGCCCGTGTGTCTTCTTCCGTGGATAAACGGGAAGGGTCGATCGTCTATGACGCGATCGCCCCGGCGGCGGCCGAACTGGCAATCCTTTACATTGAACTTGCCTATCTTATGGATCGGGCCTTCCCTGACACCGAAACCGGCGAAGACCTGACGAAGAAGTGTCAGGAACGAAGCGTCTTCCGGAACGGCGCGAAGTCCGCGATCCGGAAGGGCTACTTCGAGAAGGAAGACGGGTCCGCCTGTGAAGTGGAGATCGGGACCCGCTTTTCCGGCGGCGACATCAACTTCACCGTGATCGAGCGGGTGGCCGCCGGCCAGTACAGACTGACGTCCGAAACAGCCGGCGCCGTCGGGAACGAATATGTCGGGGGCCTTTTCCCGATCGACTACGTTCCGGACCTGGCGGCGGCGCGCCTGGCCGACATCTTGATCCCAGGCGAAGACGAAGAAAGCGACGACAGCCTTCGGGCGCGCTATTTTGCGTCCCTTATGTCCCAGGCGTTCGGCGGGAATATCGCCGACTATAAGGACAAGGTCGAACAGCTTCAAGGCGTCGGCGCCGTGAAGGTGTCCCCTGTCTGGAATGGCGGCGGGACCGTAAAGGTCGTGGTCGTGGACAGCGAATGGGGCGTCCCTTCGCCCGACCTGGTCCAGAGCGTCCAGGAAGCGGTCGACCCTGTCGGGACCCAGGGGACCGGCGTCGGCCTGGCCCCGATCGGCCACGTCGTCACCGTCGCCGGCGTCCAGGGGACGACGATCAACGTGTCTTTCAGTCTGACCTTCGACACCGGCGCGTCCTGGGCCAGCGTTCAGACCGCCGTGAAGGCGGCGATCCAGTCCTACTTCGACGAACTGATCCACACCTGGGCCGACACGGACAGTCTGATCGTCCGCGTCAGTCAGATCGAAACGAAGGTCCTGAACGTGGCCGGCGTCATTGACATCACCGGAACGAAGATCAACGGGCAGACCGCGAATATTTCCCTGGACGCTGACGCGATCCCGGTCCTGGGGGTGGTCACGAATGGAGCTTAAAGCATACTGGCCGCGATTCCTTCAAGACGTGGTCGAGTTCGACCAGATCGCCGGAGCCGAACAACCGGAGTTCCAGAAGGCCGCCCAGGACGTCAGGAACGCCGCTGACGACTTTTTCCTGGTGAGCCTGTCCGAATATGGGTGTTCCCGCTGGGAAGCCATTCTGGGCCTTTCTGTGGCCCCTGGGGACACCCTGGACGAACGGCGCGAAAGAATCCGGATCAAATACCTTGACCGGCTTCCCTACACATACAGGGCGCTTCTGAACTATCTGGCGACCGTCAGCAAAGACTTCACGGTCCGCCTGGATAACGACGCCTATGAACTTTTTGTCCGAATCACTTTGAGCGGCTACACACAGCGCGACGCGCTGATCGCCGTCCTGAAACAGATGATTCCGGCGAACCTGGTCCTTCTGACCCAAACCGCGATCCCCCAGGACGTCGCCCGGCCGGCTTGCGTCGCGGGCGCGGCGGCGGTCAGCCTGGTCAGGCATGAACACCAACCAGAAGGAGGAAACCCGAATGGCACGATTTAAGTCAACGATCACCGACAGGGGCGCCGAAGTGCTGACCCGCTTCCTGGCGCAAGGCCGCCAGATCACCCTGATCCGCGCCGCCGTGGGCGACGGCGTGGCGGAAGTCAGCCCGAACACCCTGTCCGACCTGGTGAACCCCGTCCCGCTGGACGCCCAGATCGGCGAAAAGACCTTCATCGAAGGCGACGTGTCCTATATGAAAATCCCCGTCCAGGTGACGAACGCCGGCCTGGAAGTGGCCCAGTACGTCCGCGAGGTCGCGACGTATGCCCTGGACGAAAACGGCGCGGCCTTCATGTTCACCTATTCCTGGATCGACGGCCCGGACAGCGACAACATTCTTCCGGCCTGTTCCTTCCTGGACACCCCGTCAATGGCGGACGAAGGCGACACCGTCCACGTCCACGACGTCGCCGTGGTGGTTACGAATCAGGAAAACAGCGCCGTCGCGGTCCAGGTGACGGCGGGGTCCTATGTGACCCGCGCGCAAATGACCGCCTACGCGGCGCCGCTTCTCCACACACACGCCGCTTCGGACGTGAACGAGAGCAACGGCGACAGCGTCGAAACAGTCCAGCGCCGCCAGGACTACGATATTTCCGCGATCAAGGAACAACTGGACACCGGCTTCACGGGGACCACCGTGACCCACACCTTCGCGCCGGCGCAACTGGACCAGTGGAAAGGATACAACGGTACTGGACTTCCCGAAGGGATTCTGGACCCCGCCGCGAACCGGCTTTATTTATGATCCCGTTCGCCTGTACGCCGTCGGAAACGTCGTGCCTGTTATCTAACCTATTCACCGAACTTCGGCCCGTGTGCGGCCGCTGTGAGGGCGACAGCGTCGTTCTGTGCGGCCTGACCTATGAAGGGGAGGAACAGACCGTCGTCCTTCGGGACTACGGCTTCGACTATTCCGGCCGGCGCGAAACCGTTGACCTGATCAGAAAGCGAAGGTGTATCTATGGGAACAAGGCGCAATTTCCAGCGCAAAACGAACGGGACTGAAAGTCCGCTTCACGTCCTTCCTGTGGCGTCGAAGCTGATCGACTACACCCTGGAACTGACCGACAACACGAAGCACTTCCCGAAGAAGGTCCGCTTCTCTATCGTGAACAGGATTCAGGACCGTGTTCTGGCGATCCGCGACGACCTGGTGGACGCGAACGAAATCTTCCCGATCCTGGACGAACAGGACAAGATCGACCGGCTGAAACTTCAACGCCGCGCGCTGACAGGGTGCAAGAAACTTTTGTATCTGATCGAACTGTCGAAGAAGCGCGGCTACATCGACACGGGGACCTTCGACTATTGGACGAAGCTGACCCTGGACGTCAAGTTTATGACCGCCGCCTGGTATAAGGCCGAAACGGAGCCGAAGGAGCCGACCGAAAAGGCCGACGCCGAAGCCCCGGAGCCGGCCGCGCCGGCGGAAGGTTAATTGAATATTAGGGTACGGCCTGACCCCCGAACGCCGGCAACGCGAACAACGCGCGGAATGTCAACACCGACGGCAGTCTGAACAACAACAACGCCTGGAATGGCAACAACGGCGTCCGGCCGGATTTGGTGGAAAACGTGACCGAGTAGGGCGACGAACCTGAAAGCAGAGGACCCCAACAAAGGAGGCCGTATCCTTCCCGACGCCGGAAAGGCCAGGGTAAACACATGACCGTCGACGCGAGGGCTTCGGCTACGACGCCCAGACTATAAGCGACGGGGAGGTTTTTATTATGAAAAGCGAAGTCACACAGACACCGCCTTCCGACTTCGCTGTCATGTCCGACTTCAACAACCTGTATCAGTCCTACCTGGACGCCCGGAAAGGGAAACGCTGGAAAATGGCGGTCGTCCGCTACGAAGTGAACGCGCTGGAAAACACCATGTTCCTTCACTATATGCTGACATCGAAGAAATACCGCCCTTCTCCATACAACACGTTTCTGATCCATGAACCGAAGGAAAGGGTGATCATGTATAACGGATTCAAGGACAAGATCGTCCAGCATAGCCTGTGCGACTATGTCCTGGGACCCGCGCTGTCGAAGTCGTTCATATATGACAATTACGCCAGTCAGGAAGGCAAAGGAACACACTTCGGCCTTGACCGCCTGAAATATTTCATGCAGAAGTATTACAGGCAGAACGGGCCGGCCGGCTGGGTATTGAAATGCGATATAACAAAGTATTTCTACCGTATCAATCACGACGTTTTGAAGTCACAGCTTCGTCGGCTGATCCACGATCCCGACGTCCTGTGGCTTCTTGATTTGATCATAGATTCCACCGAAGGAACGGGAATCCCGATCGGAAATCACACTTCACAGTGGTTCGCGGTCCTGTACCTGTCCGGAATGGACCACATGATCAAAGAACGCCTGGGAATCAAGTTCTATGGCCGCTACATGGACGACTTCTATTTGATTCACCAGGACAAGGACTATTTGATCTATTGCCTGGAAGAAATCAAGAAGTATCTGGTCCCCCTGGGCCTGGAACTAAATCACAAAACCGCGATCTTCCCGCTGTCCCAGGGGATCGACTTCCTGGGATTCAGGACGTACATGACGGACAGTGGGAAGGTCGTCCGAAAAATACGCCGCGACAGCAAGAACCGGATCAGGCGGAAATTGAAGAAGTTCCGTCACCTTTTGGACGAAGGCCGGATCACCTTCGACACGGTGGTCCAGTCCTATTCGTCATGGACCGGTCACGCCGGCCACGGCAACAGTCACCACCTGATCAGGCAGATGGACGAACTGTTCTTCGACCTGTTCAAAAAAGAATTGGAGGAATACCATGTCAAAACGAATGTCGACGTTACCCGTTGGCGCGATCGTGAAGTCGGTCAATACGAAGTATAACGGCGCTGTGATCCGCTTCGTTATTGGCCGCCAGGCTTCCGATCGTGTCGGTCTGGTGACGGAAAAGATCATCACCCTGAAAGCCTTCGACGCGAAGGAGCCTTCCAACAGCAACAGCGACCGGAAGAATTACGGCAACAACCGCGCCAGCGTGTCGAACATTCTTCTGTGGCTGAACAGCGCGGCGGCCGCCGGCGGCTGGTACACGGCCCAGCACAGCGCCGACGCCCCGCCCACGAACGCGAATGTCTGGTCCAACTATAACGAGTACGACCAGGAAGCCGGCTTCCTTTCCTTCTTTGAAGCGGACTTCCGGAACGCCCTTCTGGACGACACGATCACCGTCGCGAAAAATACCGTCACCGACGGCGGCGGTTCAGAGCAGATCACGCGGAAGGTCCGCCTTCTGACCGAAACGGAAGTCGGCCTGGGCAACGAAAACGGGATCGTCGAGGGGACCCAGTGGCCCCTGTTTACCGACGCAAACAGCCGGAAAGCATACCCGACGGCCGAAGCGGTCAGCAAGTCCGAATATACCAGTTCGAGCCTGAACGCTTCGTCCCCCTGGTGGTGGTGGCTTCTGACCCCGAACGCCGGCAACGCGTACAACGCGCGGCATGTCAACCTCGGCGGCAGTCTGAGCAACGACGGCGCCTGGGATGGCAACGGCGGCGTCCGGCCGGCTTTGTTTTTGGCCCCTGATACTCTGGTATCTGATACAACAGACACAGACGGGGCCTATATCATTCAGTGGAATCAACCGCCGACCACCCCTTCGAGTATTTCCCACGCGACCCCCCAGGCGGGAAAATCCCTGACGATCACGACCGGCGGGTCCACCGATCCGGAAGGAAACGCGATCCAGTACGTCTGGGAACGCCGGGTCGATTCCGGAAACTATATCCAGATCGGGATCACAACGGCGAAGACGATCACCGACACCGTCCCGACGTCCGGGACGAACTACCAGGTCCGCGTGAAAGCCGTTGACGCAAACGGCGCGGAATCGGCGTACAAAACCGGAACGGCCACGGCCATTTCCTACAACACCGCCCCCGTGATCAGTGGAAGCAATCAGAACGTCGGAGCGAAGACGGCCCCGCTGACCTATAACTACACGGTCACAGACGCCGAAGCGTCGTCCCAGACCTTGACCGTCACGGAAACCGTGACCAACGGGTCCGAAACAATCACCCTTCGCCAGTACACGGCCACAAGCGGCGCCCAGAACACGGCGGACCTGACGTCTGTGTGGCTTCGCCTTCTGGCCGGGACCCATGTCCTGAAAATCGTCGCTTCCGACGGCGTGGGCGGGACGGCCACACGACAGATCACATTCAGCCGGACCGTGAACAGGATCGCCGCGTCCCGCGCGATCAGTACCGACGCTATGGTGACGAAGGTCTTCCTGTCCCTGTACCCGGCGGACATTCCGGCCGACGCGGTCCTTCACTGTGAGGTCACGAACAACCCGTTCGACACGACCCCCGTCTGGGAAGATATTTCTTCCAAAGTCGGCCGCTTCGTCCACATTTTCCAGAACACCACCGCCGCGAGGGGCTACGGCCTGGCCTACCGCTTCACGATCACGAAGGGGAATCAAACGGCCGAGGTCGTCCAGGCGACGGTCCGGTTCGCGTAAAGGAGGGATTCACCATGTTCAACCCTGAAACCTGTGACCACGTCAGCATGAAGGACGCCCAGGAGAAGGAGCGCCAGAACCCGGCGGCCCAGGCCGCCAGGGCCGCGTCGATCGCCTTCGTGTCCCTGGCCGAATCCGGCCAGATCGACGACGTCACGGCCACGGAAAACGTCAGTCAGTTCAGCCCGTGGGCCTACCCTGTCGCCTACAAGGCCGGGAATATCCGGGAGTTCGGCGGCGAACTGTTCCGCTGTGTCCAGGATCACACGTCACAAGCGGACTGGACCCCGACGGCGGCCGCGTCCCTGTGGACGAAGATCGGGGACCCCGGCGAGGAATGGCCGGCCTGGTCACAGCCTGTCGGCGCACACGACGCCTACAACGCCGGCGACAAAGTGTCCCACAACGGGAAACACTGGTCTTCGGACCTGGACGCGAACGTCTGGGAACCCGGCGTCTACGGCTGGACCGAACAGAACTAAATCACGAAGGGCGGGGAGAAGTCCCCGCCCTTCTTTATGCACAGGAAGGAGAAAAGACCATGAACGAACAACAGCTTCGCCAGAAGGTCGTCGAGATTGCGAAGGGCTATGTCGGCGTCAAAGAAGGAACCGCCGCCCACCGGAAGATCGTCGACCTATACAACAGTCACAAGCCCCTGGCGCGTGGCTATCCCTTGAAGTACACTGACGCCTGGTGTTCCGGCTTCGCGTCCGCTGTGGCGATCCAGGCCGACCTGACGGACATCATTCCGACGGAAGTCGGGTGTGGAAAACATATCGCCCTATTCCAGAAGATCGGGCGCTGGGTCGAAAATGACGCCTACGTCCCGGAGCCTGGCGACTATATCTTCTACGACTGGGACGACGGGTCCAACTATAAGACCACCGACAACACGGCCGCCCCGGATCACGTCGGGATCGTGTGTGAGGTCAGCGGCGGGAAGATCACCGTCGTCGAAGGAAACAAGAACAATGCCGTCGGCTTCCGGACCCTGGACGTGAACGGCCGCTATATTCGCGGCTTCGGCGTCCCTGACTACGCCGCAAAGGCGGACAAGGCCGCCGTGACGGCCACAAAAGGGACCGCCGCCCAGAAGTCCTTCATCAACAAGATCGGCCCCCTGGCGGCCGCCGACATGAAGAAGAATGGGATTCTGGCGTCCCTGACGATCGCCCAGGCGATCCTTGAATCCGGCTGGGGGAAGTCCGGTCTGACCACGGCCGCGAATAACCTGTTCGGGATCAAGGGGACCTATAACGGCCAGGGCTACACCTGCAAGACCCAGGAATGGGACGGGTCGAAGTATGTGACCGTGGACGCCACGTTCCGGAAATATCCGTCCTGGGCGGAATCCCTGGCGGATCATTCCGCCCTGTTCAACCGCCTGGACCGTTACAAAAACCTTCGCGGTCTGACCGACTATAAACTGGCCTGTCGGTATGTCCGCGAAGACGGCTACGCCACGGACCCGAACTATACGGCGAAGCTGGTCAGCCTGATCGAAACCTATGACCTGACGATCTGGGACGGAACCGGCGCGGCCGCCGGCGGGAAGCCCCAGGGGGACGGACAGGCGTTCGGCGGAAAGGTCTACACCGTCAAGGCCGGCGACACCCTGTCCGGGATCGCGGCGAAGTACGGGACCACCTACCAGGCAATCGCCGCCTATAACGGGATCAAGAACCCGAACCTGATCTTCGTCGGCCAGAAAATCAAGATTCCGGCCGGCAACGCCGGCGCCCAGACGGCGCCGAAAATCTACACGGTGAAAAAGGGGGACAGTCTGTGGGCGATCGCGGCTTCACAGCTTGGAAGCGGTTCGCGCTGGCCGGAAATCCAAAAGCTGAACGGCCTGACGTCCACGACTATCTACGCGGGGCAAAAATTAAAGATTCCGGACTGATCCGGAAGGAAAGAAGGTTTAGTATGGATCATATAAACACTTTGAAGGCGGCCGTTGTTGCGTTCTTCGGAACGCTGACGGCGGCCTTCGGCTGGTTCGGCTGGCTGGTAATCATGTTCTTTTTGTGTATGGCGATCGACTACCTGACCGGGACGGCGGCTGCTATGCAGAAAGGCGAATGGTCTTCGGCGGTCGCCAGGGCCGGCCTGTGGCATAAATGCGGATCGCTGATCGCGGTCATTGTGTCCGGCCTGGCCGACATCGTCGTCGGCCTGGTGGTCAACAATATTCCGGCGATCACCCTTCCCTTCGACTATACGGTCTTAATTTGCCCGATCGTGGTCGTGTGGTACATTCTGACGGAACTGGGAAGCATTACGGAGAACGCCGGCGAACTGGGCGCCCCTATCCCGAAGTTCCTGAAACAGATGATTGAAGTGTTGAAGGACGTCACCGACGCCACGGGCGACAAGCTGTCCAACGACGGCCGCGACGACCATGAAAACACCGGCCAGGAATAAACCCCAGAAACAGCGCAAAGGGGGCGGGGCAACCCGCCCCCAGTCCTACCGGAAAGGGGTGACGAACTATGGCGGTTCACAAAAAGGACCTGGCCCTGTTCACGGCCCAACTGCAAGCCCTGAAAGATGATATTCCGGAAATCATGGACACGATCGCCGTCGGCGAAGGCGTCTACGCCGTAAAACAGGCCCGGCTGATCTGCAAGAACGATTCCCCGGACATCGTCAACACCGGCGACTATCGGCGGAACTGGAAAAGCGACAGGCGGGCGCGTCGGAGCGGGAAGAAGTACATTATCCGGTTTTATAATCCGCTGGACTATGCCGGCCACCTGGAACACGGATTCCGAAGTCACTTCGTCCCTGGTCACTGGGAAGGCTTCACCTTCGTATATAGCCGGGACGATCCGGAAGGCGGAATGTTCGTCGGCCCGAAGGGCGGCTATGTGCGCGGCCATTTCACCATGAAACGGGCCGTCAAGCGGACCCTGGACACCCAACAGGCCAGAGTGACCCGGAAGATCGACAGGGCCATAAACAACCGCATGAAATGAAGAAGGCGGACGGGAAACCCCGTCCGCCTTTTTTCTATTTTCTGACGACCATGTCAAGGGCCTTCGCGAAGTGACCCTGGCGTTCCACGGTCAGGCGATAGGTCTTCGCCCCGGCCTGGATCATAAGCCGATCGCCTTCCGGCGTAATCGCCGAAATGGCGTCCAGTTTACAGTCGAAGCCGTTCTGTTTCGCCAGGAAAACGACCCGCCTGTTTGTCAGGATCACCTGTCCGACGAAGGAATCCGTGACGTCATTGTAGACCGTCTGACTGGCCCCGCCGCCGGTCCGGAGCGACACGCCCTTCGCCACGCGGACGCTGACGCCGCCGCCCGAGCCGGTCCGGCCGACCGCCTTCGTCTTCGTGATATAGCGCCGCGCCGGCCCGAAGAAGTGGGCGACTTCGCCTTCACCCAGGACAACCGGAACGCCAGGCAGAACCGGAAGAACGCCGGCCTGAATCTGTTCAAGTTCCTGATCGGTCATAAATACCTGTTGCGTGGCGGCGCGCTTCGCCTTCTTCCTGGCGCCGGCCTTCGCGCCGCGCCAGAAGCACAGAACCGCCAGAAGGACAAAGATCAGGGTGATCACCCATTCGATCCCCGTCTTATATTCGGCCGCCGTGGTCAGCGTGATCAGCGCGGCCAGGACGGCCAGGATCGCAGAAAGGACCCCGCCTATTTTCCACACCATGTATTAACCCCCTATCTGAATTATTTTGAAGTTATGGTTCATATCCATGATTATAATTCGCCTTTCATGGTAATGTCAAGTAAACTACTGAATATACCCATGAAAGAAGGCGAAAAAGTGAAGAAGCTGGAATACCTGGGCCGGCGGAATATCTGTGGGGAGCGTGTCAGGAAGGAGCGCGTCACCCGGCGCTTATCACAGGAACGCCTGGCGGCAAAAATGCAAATGCGCGGCGTCGAGATTGAACAGGACGCGATCAGCCGCGTCGAAGCTGGGGAACGTCTGGTCACAGACTACGAACTTCGCGCCTTCGCGGCGATCTTTGAAGTCCCCGTCGAAAGTCTTATGGACCCGGAACCCTTTTGATCCCACGGACAGGAAAGTTCGTGGGATTTTTTTCATTTTCCCCCCTTGACATTACGCCCCAGAAGGCGTAATATAAGAACAGAAAACAGGAAGGCGGCGATCACCATGAAATCAGGAAGCACGAAGAACACGACCAAAGTCGCGCGTTTGCGTTGCGAAAGGGGGCTGACGCAAGCCGCCCTTGCGAAAGGAACCGGCGTCAATATCCGGACGATCCAGAAGTTTGAGAACGGCGAACGCGGGATCGAAACCGCGTCCCTGGCCGTGGCCCTTCGGATAGCCGACTTCCTGGGCGTTCACCCGCGTGAACTGATCTGACAACGCGACGAAGCCCCCGTCCCTTGCCAAAAGGCAAAGGCGGGGGCCTTTTTCTGTTCTATGGGAGGAATTACAATGAAACGACGCAGATTCAAACACTTGTCCTGGGACGACCGTCTGAAAATCGAATCCGGCCTGAAACACGGCGATCCCGTCCAGAAGATCGCGGACGACATCGGCGTCCACCGGAACACGATCTATAATGAGATCAAGCGCGGCCAGTATGAACACCTTAATTCTGATCTGACCACCGAAACCCGGTACAGTCCAGAGATAGCCGAAGCCGCGTACAGGGCGAACCTGGCGGCAAAGGGGCCGGACCTGAAAATCGGGTCCGATCGGCGCCTGGCCGAACACATCGAAAGCCGCATTGTAAACGACGGCTATTCCCCGGCGGCGGTCCTGGGTGAAATCAAGACCCAGGGGATCGAGTTCGACACGACGATCTGTGAAGCGACATTGTATTCCTACATCAAGAAAGGCGTCTTCCTAAACCTGGAACAGTGTCACCTTCCCCGCAAGGGGAAGAAGAAGCGGTCCTATACCCGCGTTCAGAAGAAGGCGGCCAAGGCGTCAGCGGGGACCAGTATCGAAAAGCGGCCCCCAGAGATCGACGACCGCGCCGAACTGGGCGACTGGGAAATGGACTGTGTCGTCGGGAAGAAAAGGACGAAGGAAACCCTTCTGGTCCTGTCGGAGCGGAAAAGCCGGAAAGAAATCATCATCAAGATGAAGGACAAGACCGCCGACAGCGTCGTCCGCGCCCTGGATCGCCTTGAACGCCGCTATGGGGCTATGTTCAGCAAGGTCTTCCGGACGATCACCGTCGACAACGGGACGGAGTTTTCCGACGTGGAGGGCCTGGAACGGTCCTGTCTTCGCAAAGGCCAGAGCCGGACGAAGGTCTACTACTGCCACCCCTATTCTTCCTATGAGCGGGGAACAAACGAAAATATAAACGGAATGATCCGCCGCTGGTTCCCGAAGGGGACCGACTTCGGGAAGGTCACGGCGAAGGCGATCAAGGCTGTCGAAGACTGGATCAACACCTATCCGCGCGGAATCCTGGGATTCTTCACAGCGGACGACATCTTCCTTCCCTGGGTCGCTTCCCTGGCCTGAAAACTTTTTTCAGGTTTTTTACAATTTAATCTTGACTTTTGCGCTCGCGAGATTTATTATTAGATTGTGCAAAGGTCACAGACCGACGCACAGTCTAATTTTTTTATTCGGAGGTCCCCACCACGAAGAAAATGACTGTTCGGAAAATGCTTGAAAACATCGTCGTAAAGACCGCCGGCCTGGACGTCAAGAAGTTCTACCTTGTTTCCACGGACGGGGAGGTCGTCACGGCAGACTTCGCCGTCGATCTGATCTGCAAGGTCGCGGCCTGGAATGTCCTGTGGGAAGTCGAGATCATTTCCACGACACGCCACGACGATTATGTCACCGTGATCTACAATCCAGACATTGAGCAGACCAACGGGGACCCCGACAAAAACCTTTGGTGACGCCGCCGAAGGGAACAGAAAGAAGGTGAATCCGTGGGAAAGCAATACAAAGCAATAACTTTTGACGACCGGAAGACGATTGCTTCCATGTATGCGGACGGGGCGGTCGCGGCCGAAATCGCCGAAATGGTCGGCGTGTCGCGAACGTCAATCTATGCCGAATTGAAGCGCGGCCAGGACGGCGTCACCCTGGACAAGAACTTCCGGCCGGCCTACGACCCGGCCCTGGCCCAGAAGCGGGTCCAGGAAGGACTTCGCCGCCGGGGGCGAAAGGCCGAAGACATGGAGAAGGAGGAAACCGAAAATGTCTGATACCTGTGGACGCTGTGGCCGTCGTCTGAAAAATCCGGCCTACATAGAAATCGGCTACGGCCGAACGTGCGCCGCGAAGCTGGGGATCGTCATTCCCCGGAAGCGTAAACCGAAGGGGCCGGCGCCGGACCGTGTCACCACCACGGCCGACCCGCCCACGGAAGGAAGGTGATCGCCGTGAAGTGGAAGATCACCACCCAGGAAAGGAACGCCCTGGTCGAAGCACATCTGGGCTGTATCTGGTGGACGATCAACAAAAACCGCCGCCTGATCAGTGTTGTCGGCCTGGAAGACGACGACGTCTTCCAACAGTTAGCGATCCGCATGATCCACGCGATCGAGAACTTCGACCCCGACAAGGGAAAGGACCTGGAACAGCACATCTTCGCACAGCTTCAATATGAAGTCCTGAACTGCAAGGACGCCGCGAGGGTGTACGGGATCAAGGGCGCCCCGTATGGAGCGCGGGACCTGGTCGTTTCAATGGACGCCCTGATCGAAGACGGGCGTCAGTTCGCGCGGGGGGGGGGTGGCTTAAATGCCTAAAATCAAGACCGTGTGCGGCGTGATCGCCTTCGTCTTCTTCTTCCTTATGCTGGGGACCGTCGGAGCCATTGAACAGGATCAGGTCGCCCTGGGACCCGGAATAATCCGCGCCTTCGTGTTTGAAGCCCTGTGGGCCGTCTTCTGCAAGCTGGCCGGGGCCTTCGATCCCATACCTACCCAGGAAAGGAGGAAGCCGCATGAAGTACAAGGCGAAGACGCTGACGCCTGTCCAGGTTGGACAAGTCGTCAAGGCGCTGATCCTTATGGGCGCGCAGAAAGTCACCGTTGAAGAAGTCGAAAAGGACCGTTTCGTCGTCACCACAACAACCGAAACGGCCCCTTCCAAAAAAGCCTAATCGCATTGTAACACAGAAAGGAGCGTTTTTCAATGCCGAAACTGAACTTTTATGATACCGACGCCGTGAAGGCGTTTGTCCTGAACATTCTGGTCGAAAACGAAGAACTTCGCCAGTCGAACACCTTCCTGGACCGCCAGTCGAACGCCTGGTTCCAGGACTACCGGACCCAGAAGGAGCGCGCCGACGCCGCCGAAGCGAAGGTCGCTGAACTGGAAAAGCTGGCCGACAGCCTGGCCGCCGAGCGCGACGCGGCCCTGGCCCAGAAAGGGGGCGCCGAATAATGCAGATCACGAACACCATGAACCTTCCGGCCCCTTTTGTCAGTCTGGCCGAAAGTGACGAATACCCGATCGCCCCCAACGAATACCGCGTCACGTCCCTTCTGAAAGGGACCCGCGAAACGATCCTGGAACGCCGCCACGGGACGGAGATCACGCGCGACGTGTCCGACATGGTCTGGTTACTGTTCGGGACCGCCGTTCACGGAATCCTGGAACACCACCAGGAAACGGGGACCCAGATCAAGGAAGAACGGATCAAGGTCCCGTTCGACGGCTATGTCCTGTCCGGCAAGTTCGACCTGTACGACGACGCGACGAAGATCGTCACCGACTACAAGACGGCTTCCGTCTGGAAGATCATCTTCGGCGACTTCGCCGACTGGCGCCGCCAGACCTTGATCTATTGCTATATGTTGCGCCAGATTGGCTTCGACGCCCAGGGCGGCGAGATCGTGGCCTTCCTGAAAGATCACAGCAAGCGCGACGCGAAGATCAAACCCGATTATCCGAAGTTCCCGGTCCATACCGTGAAGTTCACCTTCACCGGCGCCGACTTCGCCGAATGTGAAGAATGGCTTCACAAACGCTTCGCCGAGATCGCGGCCGCCGAGAAGCTGGACGACGCTGACCTTCCGGTCTGTACCCCGGACGAACGCTTCAACAGCGGCGACAAGTTCGCCGTTATGAAGAAGGGCCGGAAGACCGCCCTTCGCGTCCTGGACAGCAAGGAAGCCGCCGAACAGTGGAAAGCGGACAACGGCGGCGACTTCATTGAAACCCGCCTGGGCGAAGACAAGAAATGCGCGGACTACTGTTCCGCCTGTGAGTTCTGTTCGTATTATCAGGAAAGGAAGGTGGCCCAGAATGGCGACACAGAAACAAAATGATCAGGGCGCGGCGCCGGCCGCCCCTCTGGGCTGGGACAACATTCCCCTTCTGACCGCCGCCGACATCGAATGTCGGGTCCAGAGCGTCAGCCGGGCGCGGTCCGGCCAGGTCGGCGCCGTCCTGTTGCTTTACAAGGACGCGCGGGTCGATATGCGGATTCTGGATCAGGTCTTCGGCCCCGGCAACTGGGCGCGGACCCATGAAGTGATCAACGGGAATCTGTTCTGCAATATCGACATCTGGGACGCCCAGAAGGGCGTCTGGGTCCGGAAACAGGACGTCGGCGTCGAGAGCAACACCGAGAAGGAAAAGGGCCAGGCGTCCGACGCCTTCAAACGCGCCGGCTTTAACGTCGGGATCGGCCGTGAACTTTACACCGGCCCCTTCATCTATGTCGAACTGGCCGACAACGAGTTCTATTCCGAAGGCCAGCAGAACGGCCGGAAGGAAGTTCTGAAATGCTATTCAAACACCCGGTTCACCGTTGCACACGTCGCCTACAACGAGCGGCGGGAAATCTGTGAACTGGTGATCACTGACCGAACCGGCGCCGTCCGGTTCGACATGAAGAACAGGGTCCAGGGACCGCCCCAGACGGGCCAGCAAGGCCAGGGAGCGGCCGGAAAGCCCAGGACCCAGGGAAGGACCCAGACGGCCGCAAGGGGCCAGCAGAGCGCACAGACGCCGCCCCCTGGACAGGGAACCGCCGGCGGCGACGCGAAGTGTCCGATCTGTGGCGGACCGACCACAAGGGCCGAACAGGACTATTCCCTTCGCAAGTACGGACGCGAAGCCTGTCGGACCTGTCAAAAGGCATTGTAAAAGGGGGTGGCAAATGTGCCAAGCCGAATTATTAAGGAATCTATCACCACCAGCGAATCGCTGGCCGGCGTCAGCGCAGACGCGGAACGCCTTTTCTGGCGCCTGGTGGTCAAGGCCGACGACTACGGCCTGTATTACGGGAACCCGAAGATTCTGTCGTCTATGTGCTTCCCGCTGAACCCCCCGACGGAAAAGAAGATTCAATCCTGGCTGGCCGAACTGGTCGATCAGGGCATGGTCGGGACCTATACGTCGGAGGAAGACGGGAAGCAATACCTGAAACTTCTGTCGTGGGACAAGCACCAGCAGACCCGCGCGAAGAAAAGCAAATACCCGCTTCCGGTATCGTTTGATAGCATTTGCAGACAAGCGAATGGAAATCAACTGAAAGCAAAAGTCCCCGTAAACGGAAACGAAAGCGAAAACGGAAGCGAGAAACGAGAAACGGGAACGCGCCCAACCGGGGCGAAGGGTGAGCCGTCAGGATTTGATCGTTTTTGGGCCGCATATCCCCGCCGCGTCGGGAAACAGGACGCCCTGAAAGCCTGGGGCCAGCTTAACCCGGACGACGCCCTGGTGGACCTGATCGTCGCCGGCGTGGAACGCTGGAAGACCTGTGAACAGTGGACGAAGGACGACGGAAAGTTCATCTGCTACCCGGCGACGTTCCTTCGCGGCCGCCGCTGGGAGGAAGACGACCGCCCGGACGTTCCCCCGTCCCCCGGAAGACCTTCTGGGCCGAAGAACTACGCCGGCGACGAAGACTTCCTGGAAAGGGGGTGATCCCGTGAACCCGATCAGCGAAGTTTTACAGAAAATGGCGACACCGGTTCAAAATCGGGGCGACTTCACCGACGCCGAAGGCTTCCTGTGCTGTGGGGCCTGTGGTGAGCGAAAGGAAATGGACGTCAACGTCCCGACCGATCTTCGCCCTTCCGGCGTCATGCGGGTCCGGCGGAATTGCCGCTGTGAGCGGGAACGGTATGAAGCCCAGGAGAAGGCCAGGCGGGAACAGGACTTTCAAACCCGCATGGAACACCTTCGCCGTGACGGGATCACGGACCCGGCCTATTTGAAATACACCTTCGGCCAGGACGACCGCCGGAACCCGGAAGTCAGCGACGTCTGTCTGAAATACGTCCAGAACTGGGACGACATGAAGGCGGACAACATCGGAATCCTGTTCTATGGCGACGTCGGGACCGGGAAGTCCTTCCTGGCCTGTTGTATCGCGAACGCCCTTCTGGGTCGCCTGGTCAGTGTCAGCGTCACCAACTTCCCGCGAATCCTGAACACGCTTCAAGGGACCTTCGACGACGAACGCCAGAAGCGGATCGACCGCCTTCAACAGTATTCCCTTCTGGTGATCGACGACCTGGGGGTCGAGCGGGACACGGCGTTTTCCGTCGAACAGGTCTACAACGTGATCGACACCAGGGCCAGGTCCGGGAAGCCCCTGATCGTCACGACGAACCTGTCCATGAAAGACCTTCAAAACCCGCCTACCCTGGCCCATAGCCGAATCTATGACCGCGTCCTGGAAATGTGTCCGATCCGGCTGAAACTGACCGGGGAATCCCGGAGAGTAAGCAACGCGAACGACCGGAAGGACAAGGCGCGGCGCCTTCTGGGCCTGGAAGGGGCGTGACTATGAGGAAGTACAAACTGACGATCCCTGGGATTCTCCCAGGGCTGAACGAATACATCGACGCGGAACGGTCCTATAAGGGCAAATACAAGGCCGCGTCCATGAAGAAGCAAGCCCAGAACGTGATCGGCTACATGGTGAAGACCCAACTTCGGGGGGTCCGCTTCACCCGCCCCGTGGTGATCCATTACCTGTGGATCGAGCCGAGCCGCCGGCGCGACAAGGACAACGTCGCGTTTGCGAAGAAGTTCATTCAGGACGCCCTGGTGGAAGGCGGCGTCCTTCGGAATGACGGCTGGGCCGAAATTGAGCATTTCACAGACGACTTCGCCGTGGACCCGAAGAACCCCCGCGTCGAAGTCACGATCGAAGAATATGAAGGAGGAAAACACAATGGTAAAAGTAAAAATTAAGGACCTGGCGCCCGGCGCCTTCTTCGACATCGGCCCCGTGAAGGTCAAGGTCATGGAACACTTCGCGGACGGGAAAACCCTTCTGACGGCCACGGAGCCGATCGGGAACCGCCCCTTCACCGTCCGCCCCTTCACCTACAAGCGCCAGGACCCGGAGCCGAATCCGAACGACTTCCGGTTCAGCACCTTGAAGGACGACCTAAACACCGACTTCCTGGCGGCCGTGGCCGCCGGCGGCGTGATCCCGGTCGACCGGATTCTGGACGCGGCCTGGGACCTGACCGCCAGCGACGGCGTGAACCGTTACGGCTATGTGACCTGTAAGGTCGCTATGCTTCCCGAAACACTGGTCCGGAGATACTACGACGCCGGCCTGTTGGAGATCGACGACTGGGAATGGACAATCACCCCGAACGCCGGCAACGCGTACTACGCGCGGCATGTATACACCGACGGCAGTCTGATCTACTACGGCGCCTGGGGTGGCAACTACGGCGTCCGGCCGGCTTTATTCGTGGATTCTGACATCTGCCTGTCGCTGGAACAGGACGAAGTCGATCTGTCGAATCAGGCCCTTCTGGGTGAGTTCACGTCAAAGGAACTGGTCACAGAAGTCCTTCGCCGGATCGCCGCCGGCGAGAAGGACCCGGACGAAGACGAATGATCGCGTCCGACGCCTTAAAGGCCAGGGTCGAAGAAGAAGTCGGGACCGACCTGTGTCCCCCCTTCTTCGACCTGGTCGAACAGAGAGCGCGGCGGAAGCTGGACTGGATCAACGGGCAAGCTGGCCGGGCCTACGGCGAAGACGGCTGCGGCGACGAATACCTGGTGATCCTGGCGGTCGAAGCGGTCCGGGAAATGGCCTTTTCCTTCTGGTGTGAGATCAAGAGCGCGGAAAACATAGCCGCCAGAGCCGCCGGAAAGGTGGTGGCGGAGTGAAAGCAAAAGAAAGCCGGAAGGCGATCCGGGACCTGGCCGCGTATGTGTGCGAACGCCTGGCGGGAAAGGTCCTGATCCACCGTTACGACGCCTATTCCACGAACAGCGTATATTTGAAGTTCGACTATGGCCTGGGAAACAGTCTTCGCATATCAGACCACCAGGGGAAAAAGCACCTGGCCTATCGGTTCAATATCATCATGGACCTGAAAGAGCCGGAAGACGATCATTCCGGCAAATATCCCCGGAACTACTACCCGCCGGACATGGTCGACCAGGTGATCGAAGACATTCTGTCCGGGATCGACGCGAAGCGGTCCCGCTATCGGGACTATGACCAGACCATGAAGGAAGCGAAGGCCAGGGTCGAGCATGAACGCGGATTCTGGCAACAGGCGCGCCTGGTAAAGTCGAAGAAAGGTGAAAGCAAATGAACGATATTGAAAACAACCGCGTGAAAGCGGAAGCCGACCTGATCGAACAGATCAAGGCACGGATCGCCTTCCACGCCAACGAACACCGGCAGACCTACGAAGTCGGAAAGGGCGTCATGGACTACCTGGCGCGGGACCTTCTGGCCGACTTCCGGGCCGCCGGCGGCGCCCTTCTCCCTGTGAAGCCGAACGGGACGGTCTATGTGATCCACCGCCGGCGCGTCATGTCGGCGACGGTCATGTTCGTCGGGGTCGGTGCGGACGGCCTGACTTCGTTCAGCGTCCTTCGTGGGCGACTGGGGACGACGGCCTGGGCGTCCATGCAGTTCACAGAACACGACATCGGACAAACGGTCTTCCTGGACCCCAACGACGCCGCCGAAGCCCTGGCGGCGCTGAAAGAGGGCGGCGACCATGAATAAGGTCGTCACCTGTCGGGACTGTGATCACTTCCGGACCTGTCTGTTCTGTGGCTACGAATCAAGTGACTGTGAGATTCACGGGTCCCTGGACGTGGACCAGCACGAACGACACCCGGACACGGCCGCCGCGACCTGCCCCGACTTCACGCCGAAGGTGGAACACCCGCCCAGGAAGCCCTTCGACGCCGTGGTCGCCCGAATCATAAGGAACGGCCGCCGGGGGTATCGCCCATGAAGGAAGAAAAGTTCCTTGATACGATCCGCCGGAAAATGGCAGAGCGGCCGAAAATCTGTGCGACCTGTGGACACCTGGTCCGCCTGGGCGGGACCCTGATCGGCTGTGACGCCTGTGACAAACTGATTCTTCCGGACTATCCACCGTATCACGGGAACATGACTTGTCCGGACTGGAAGGCATGAAAAAGGAGGAAGCATGAAACCGATTTATGAACCGAAGGGACGCGCCGGCGAATATGGGGACTTCGCGGTCAACATATATTCCGGCTGTCCACATCGTTGTTACTATTGTTTTGCGCCCCAGGTCCTACACCGTGAGCGCGAACAGTTCCATTCGCAAGTCGAGCCGCGCGCCGGGATCGTCGACGCTGTGAAACGCCAGCTTGAAAAGGACGCTATTTCCGGGAAGCTGATTCACCTTTGCTTCACCTGTGACCCGTACCCGGCCGGGGCGGACACCACGGCGACGCGGGAGATCATCAAGGCCATAAAGGCCGCCGGAAACAATGTCCAGATATTGACGAAGGGCGACGGACGGCGCGACTTCGATCTTCTGGGCCGTGGCGACTGGTACGGCGTAACCTATTCTTGCGACGACACAATGGCAAGAACGAAAGAACCTGGCGCCGCCAGCCCGTCGACCCGGCTTCTGTGCCTGGAAGCGGCAAAAGCCGCCGGGATCAAAACCTGGGTATCTTTTGAACCTGTCCTTGACGCCCAGGCCGTTCTGACCTGTATCAGAGATCGCGCCGGAATTATCGACAAGGCCAAAATCGGGAAACTGAACTACTGGCCGTCGGACATCGACTGGCGATCCTTCGGACGCGCCGCCGAAATGGCCTGTCAGGAAGCCGGCCTGGACTACTACATCAAAGAAGACCTACGAAAGAAAATGGAGGAAGCCACATGAAGAAAGACCCGTTCGTCGAAGCCGTGAAAAAGACCGTCGCGGTGTCCTGTATGATACACGCGGCAATCGTGGCCGCCGTGGCCTTCCTGGCGGCCCCTGGGGGCAACGGAACCGGCGTCCTGGGGAACTGGCCCGTCCTGACCCTTGCGGCCGCCCTGGGCGTCCTGGGGGCCTTCCTGTGGATATTGCCGACCAGAGCGAAGCCGACAGCGACAGGAACCGCCCTGGACTACCTGGGGGCGACCTACGGCCTGACGCGAAGGATCAGGAAGACCTTCACCCTTCCCTTCGCGACGATCCGCGTCATGGAGAAGGACAAGGACTTCCGCCGGCGGATCAAGAGAGCCGCGACGCGGCGTCCCCCGGACGCTGGGGCCTTCTACTTCACTATGGAACGGGAAGCCGGCCTGTGAAGACCTGTTCCGTGTGCGGCCGCCAGGTGAAGGTGACGGTCGCCTGTCCATATCAGCGAAACGGCCTGGAAACCTGTCCGGACTGTTGCGTGAAGTGCTACCATTCAGAGCCGTTCCCCTGTCCGGAGTATGAAAAGAGGAACCGCGAAAAGGGTGACACATTGAAGGAAACAAAGACCGGCCAGGCCCACGCCGGCGGCGAAAACGCCGCGAAGAAATGGGCCGAAGTCCTGGACTTGCCCGAAGACCAGGCGATCCCGTGTGTGGTGGCGTTTGCTTGCCTTCGTTATCATGGGAAATCATTTGTCCGCAAACTGGCGACCGGTTCCGGAAGGATCACGACATGGCAATCCCTGAAAATCGGGGTGGCCCTGTTCTTCTGGAAGCTGGCCCAGAAGCGGGACCCCTGGGGCGAACTGTACCGGATCACGAAGTTCGCCCAGAAATGGAAGGAAGGTGATTCACTTTGAACAGTGTGAAGCTGTCCGGGCGCCTGACGCGCGACCCGGAACTGAAACAGACGCCAGCCGGCGTCCCCGTGGCGTCCTTCGCCCTGGCCGTCGACCGGAAGTTCAACCGGGACGAAGCGGACTTCATACCGATCACCGCCTGGCGGAAGACGGCGGAGTTCGTGGCGAAGTATTTCCACAAGGGCCAGCGCGTGATCATATCCGAAGGCCGGATCAGGGTGACGCCCTACACGGACCGCGACGGGAACAAACGGACCCGCTTCGAGGTCGTGGCCGACGAAGTGGAGTTCGGGGAATCCCGCCGCGCCCCGGAAGATCAGGAAGCCGGAAGCGTGGCCGCCGGATACATGACCAGCGGTCAATTTGAAGAACTGGGAGAGGAAGACGCCGGCGATCTTCCCTTCTGACCCAGGAAAGGGGGTGAAACGACATGGACGCAAAACAGACCAAGCGGGACAGCGTGGAGAAGACCACCGGCCGCGTTTATGACATCTTGAAGAACCACGACCAGGAAACCCGGACGATCGAAGCCCAGATCGACGCAGAGCGCGCCGCCCTGGAAGAAGACCTGGCCGAAATCCGGTCCAGAGCATACCCGCGCGGGGTCCGCTATGACACGCCGCGCGTCCAGTCGTCCCCTGACCCTGACGGGATTCTTGTGAAGGTCGCCGCCGCGATCGAGCGCCGGACAGACCGGACGAAAAGAGCCGTCGCCGCCCTGGAAGAACGACAGCGCCAGATCGAGCGCGTACACGACGCCGTCCTGGACATGGACGCGAAGTCGAAGATCGTCCTTCTGACGCTATACTACCCGCGCCGGACCTATGAACAGGCCGCCGAAGCCCTGGGCGTCGACGTGTCAACCGTCAGCCGTCAGAGGAAGACCGCCGTCGACCGGCTGACCCGGAAACTGATCCGCCTGTATGGGGAAATCAAATGAAGACCCCCTGGCGGAAATCTTTTTGCACATGATTGCACATCTTTGCAAGTGTCTGCATATACTTGCACTTTTACACAATGCCCGTATATGATAAAGTGGTATATGGGAACCTTGCCCCGGTTCCCCCTCCTTTTTCATAGGGGCGCAAAGAAGGAACGTCTTCACCGGCGTTCCTTTTTTGTCGCCCTGATACACCACGACACACAGGAAGGAAGGTGAAGAATCGTGGCACGACTGACGAAGAAGAACGAAGTCTTCTGTGAAGAATATCTGATCGACCTGAACGCGACC